AAAACTATCCCAATCTGCTTCATAACTATCTTCTATATTTTTTATATAGGCTCTAAAGTGAATGAATTTCTTTTCTAAAGGATCGTCATTATCTACAACAGCCATATAAAATTTAATCATATCCCTAGTAGCACTAGCTTCTTCTGGTTTATCTGTTGTAGATCTTTGGGAAGAATAAATTGGAGTACGATTAACTACATCAACACCAGTTGTAACTATAGGTTTATCTTTATAATAAGCTTGTCTATCAACTGGGCTTTGTCCAGGGTCTGCTATTCCAAAAGTTGTTCTTCTATTAAATTGTGCATAACTTGTGAGTCTTCCTAAAATTCTTTTTTTATCTTCTTCTTTAAAGGCTTCACTATTTAATTCTAATATAAAATTAGAAATACCATCACCCCCTGTAGAACTAAATCCTGTAGATTTACTTTTTTCTTTTTTAAAAAGTAAATCAGGAGTAAGAGCTATAACTTTTTGAGAATTAGAAAGAGGTCCCATCTCGTTACTAGCTGATGCTTTATACCAATTAACTGTATTAGTATATCTTCTAAGGGTAGTAAATCCTATACCTCCTAAGGAATTAGGACCGCCCCCATATCTAATTAAAGTATTATCGTTATTTTTAGCTATCCTAAAAGCACCCCCACCCCCAGGCTGTCCTCCTATTTTATGTTTGTATAATAGTGTTAATCTATTAGTATCGTTGGTGTTAAATCTATCTAAAGTAGCTCTTCCATATTTTTGACGGTTAGATATGTCTGGGGTTAAGCCTCTTTTGTCAAAGTGGATTCCTGTACCAGAAGCGGCTATCTGAGCTAGGGTATTAGCGGGGTTATAGGCACGAGAAGGGCCATAAGGGGTTTTTGGGGCGGTTTTTTCTAAAGCGTTTTGTTTAGTTACAAAAAATAAACCTGCGGCATTAGATTTATCGGAAAAAAAACGGGAGATACGGGTGAAGTCTTGCTGTGCCGCAAAACTTCTCCCGTTTCTACCCATTAAATCAGGACCTATGTAAACATTAGGTCCACTTTCATTGTATGCAGGAAGAGGAGTATAAATATAAGGTTGTCTTTTAGGACTACTATATTTTAGCTCCCTTAAATTACTCCTTAAAGTTAAAAGACTCCTTCTTGCCATACATTGTTATTACTGAGGGGGGTTGTCTAAATACTTGGGTGGTGTAGCTCCATCATTAAGATCTAATTGTGAGCCTACTAAAGTATTTATACCATTAGGTCCAAGTGGGTTAGGATTAGTAACGGGAGGGGTTGCTCCCCCAAATCCTAAATTAGATAATTGTAAGGATTGTAATAAAGTTGTTGCCATGATTTTAAAATTTTAAAAAATTAATATAAATTTATATGTTATAAATATGGAATTTTTTACCCTCTATATCCATTTTGACCCATCATTTGGGCTACTTTTACTCCATCAAATTCCATTACAATTTCACGATTTGCTAAACTAGGAATAGTTTGTACTAATTGCGTTATAGCTTGTTTCATTTCAGTTAATTCTTGTTTTAATTCACTATTATCGTTTTCTATAACGGTAGTATTTGGTGATACATCCATTGCCGTAGCATTTGTAATACCATCCTCAACATATGAAATATTTGGCGATACAACAACTCCATCTCCTTTAGCAGTTACCGCTGTAGCTCCAAATCTATCTGTAATAGTAAATGGTCCTTTTGATGCGAGTGCTGATCCATCTTCTACTTTTTGTGGGGAAGAGGTAAAAGTATTAACTAAAATTTTTCCTAATCCTTCAGAACCAAATTTATCAGCTAATACTCCTCCTAAAATTTCACCTAAAATACTTCCTACAAAACTTCCAGCTATAGTTCCAGCAGGTCCTAAGAATGGAGTTAATGCTATACCTCCTAATATAGAACCTCCCATACCACCTATAGTTTCATATCCTATTTTTCCAAGTTCTTGGTATAATTCTGAGACAGGAGGGGATTGGGGATTGTCTTTATACTCTTGAATAGCTGAATAGCCTTGACTTCCTCCTATTAGTCCTTCTATAAGTGCACCTATATAGGGTGCTCTAGAAACTGCGTTTTTAGATAATGTTAAAGCACCTTCTTTTATAGGAGCAGCAGTAAACATTTGACTTACAGTTGTTGTAAGTTTACCACCTAATTCCCCTAGTGCGGTTTCTAACCATTCTTTGGGGCTAGAAATAAATTCTGCTACGGATCGAGCTAAATCAACACCAAATTCTGTTACTAGATTATAATATTCTTTACTGGTTTCAAATAATTCTCCAAAGAAACCATCTTCTATATAAGTTAATGCTGATTTTTCTGCTTGTCCTTGTGGGCTAAGCATAAAGTCTGGGGTTTCGCTTAAAGGAGTAGGTCTAGTTGTTTGGGATTGGGGGGTTACTTCAGGTTGGGCAGTTACTCTAGATCTAATTATTTCGGGGTTAGATGCTAAGTATTCAGTAAATTCATTAGGAGTAAATAATGCTCTATATGTTCTGCCTCCTACAATTCCATCACTACTTAAACCTTGTGAAGTTTGATATTGTTTTAAATATCTACGAGACCCCCCACCATAGAAACCATCTACAAAACCCTCATCTAAACTATAAGTATCTTTTAATGTAGTTTGTATATCTCTTACTAAGGTATTTCGACCTACATCTTGCATTTTATACTTAAGAAGTTTACCTTCTTCATAAACTTCTTCGTGGGTAGGTGCTTGGGTATAACCTCTTCTTAAGGTAAGTTCTTCAATTTCTCTTTGGGTTTGGGGAATATTTTCTAGTAATAATTTATGGAATATTGCTTTAGCTTCTATTTGTTCCTGGAGAACTTCAAGAGCTTCACTATCTATAACAGGTTTTATTTCCTGGGAGGGTAGAAGTTGAGTAGGTATAGCTTCAGAGGTTACAAAAGATTTAGCAGTTGGTATTAACTCAGTGCTAAGGGAAGATTTATTTGCTTTTCTTTGAGCTTTTTTATCTATTCGTTCTTGTTTTTTCTCTTGTTTTTTCTCTTGTTTTAAGAGTTTACTATATTCATGTTTTAAAACACTACGAAGTTCTAATACTGCATCTATTTCGGCTCTATTATACCCTTTAGTTAAAAAATCATCTCTATCATTATAACTTAAATCTTTAGATAAAGGTATTAATTTTTTAGCTTCACTATCTAAGAAAGATTTTTTAAGTTTTCTTTTATTTAACTTTTCACCACTTATTCTCTCATGGAAAAATACAAGATTTTCTATAGAATCCTTTTCTAAATCTTTTTTAAATGAAAGTTCTATATCCTTAATTTTATCTTGGATTTGTTGACGCTCTACTCCTCCAGTGTAATTAAATATTATTCCGTCTTCTACATTTTGGACATCAGATATTTGTTTAATATCAAATCCTCTATACCCCTTATTCCAAGCTGCTTTATTGGGCTCTGTAGGTGTTTGAACATCATCTGGGAAAAATAATGGGGCACCATCAGGGTAGCGTGGGGTGAAGTTTAAGAGTGCTGCTCTAGCCTTTTCTGGTTTGTAGGGGTCTATAACGTAGTCAAGTGCCTGTCTATCACCTTGTATAGCTTGTCCTAAATATTCTCTTACAGCAGCCCTAAAACGAGTGATACCCCCAAATTGTTCTTCTCCATTGTAACCTGATTTAGAACTTAATCCTAATACATCGGCATCATCTAGGTGGTTAAATAAACTTTGTACATTAGCAGGTGTAGCTAAGCTACCTCTTTTATTAATCTTTAAAAGATTATCCTCATTCCATACGTAACTATCTGCTGGGTATTGTTTTAGTACTGCTGTAGGGGATAAAGCGTCTTCTACATTTTGGATATCAGATACTTGTTTAATATCAAATCCCCTATACCCTTTATCGTAAGATGCTTTATTAGGGTTTTGAGGATCTGCTACATCGTCTGGGAAGAATAATGGGGCACCATCAGGGTAGCGTGGAGTAAAGTTTAATAAAGCAGCACGTGCTCTTTCGGGTTGATAAGGGTCTATAACATAATCAAGTGCCTGTCTATCACCTTGTATAGCTAACCCTAAATATTCTCTTATTTGATTTCTAAAACGATTAAACCCTCCTGCAAAATTTAACCCCCCAGAGTATCCTGAAGTGGAACTTAATCCTAATATGTTAGCATCATCTAGATGATTAAAGAGACTTTGTATGTTTGCGGGGGAAGCTAAGCTACCTTTCTTGCTAATTTTTAAAAGATTGTCCTCATTCCATACATAGCTATCTGCTGGGTATTGTTTTATTATTTCTGTGGGGGATAAAGCATCTTCAACTACTTGTGATGCTATAGGATCACTTATTACAGTTCTATCAATTCCTCTATATCCTTTATTATAGGCAGCTTTATTAGGATTTTGGGGATCTGCTACATCATCTGGATAAAATACAAGATTATTGTATGATTCAGGTGCTATTGGTCCATAATTCTTAATAAGATTACGTATAATATTTGGTTGGTAAGGGTCTACAATGTAATCTAAAGCTTGTTCATCGCCTCCTATGGCTTGTCTTATGTATGTTCTTATTAAACTTCTAAAACGATTAAAACCACCAGCAAATGAAGCACCTCCAGCATATCCTGAGTGTGAAGTTAAACCTAATATACCTGCATCATCTAAATCATTAAATAATCTAGAGGAATTTGCTAAAGAGGCAAGGCTTTTAGTTCTATTAATATATTGAATATTTTCATCATTCCATACATAAGTAGAGGATGCTTCAGGGTACTTATCTAGTATTTCAGCACCTGTCATAGCATCACTTACCTTTTGTACCATAACACCTTTTTTACCTACTTGTACGTCTAGAGCACCAAATTTTTCGCTTACAGGGAACACGTTTTGTTTTCTGCCTGGGAGTACTCCATCGTTTATATAAGATACATTTGGTGATACTACGAGTTTATCATTGGGGTGTGTGATTGCTAAATTACCAGCACTATCTTGAATTGTAAAAGGACCTTTATTTGAAATAGAGGCAGCATCAGCTACTCTTTGGATTGAACGAGATGGAATAACTCCATCTTCTGCTACTTCAAATTGGTTAAAGAGAGTTGTAAGACTTTTATAGTCTATTTTACTTAAATCCCCAAGTTCTGTTATAAAGTGTTGTATAGCTGAAAGCTCATCCATATCAAGTCCACCTTCCGCAAATCCTCTGATTGTTTCTACGTTATTACCCAAGAGGGTTTGTAACGACTCACCCCCTTCAGTTTCAAAATCTAAAATAGTATTAATTAAATTATTTGCATTAGCTTCATCTTCTTGTGCTGAGAATGTTTCGTATAGCCTATCTAGTTGTGTGTTTATATTACTTGTAACTCTAGCCATCTGCTCAGCGTTGGCTGCTACTGCTTGTGTATGTGCTTGGTTTCTCTTAAGATTTGTTTCTATGTCCTTTTGAACTGCTTGAAGTCCAGTACCAATCATTGCTCTACCTTCACTTAAGGCAGTTTCGAATGCTTCATAACCTAATCTATCTTCATCTCCAAGAGAAGCAAAGGCTGCTTCTCTTAATACTTCTTCATCAAGATTAACACCAGTAGCACCTTGGATAAGATTCATAGTGTTTTGAAGTAATTCCTGGGCTTCTTCTGCTTTAAAATTATAGTTCCTTTCTAGTATTCTTATTTTTTTGGCGGCGGCGGATTTTTCTTCATCAGTACTAGTCTCATCTTGAGATATATCTAATGCTTTTAAATAACCTGTAACCAATTGTCCACTCTTTCCTTCAAAGTTTGAGTTTTCTAGGTTTTCAACGTAATTACTAATAGCGGTTTGTTGCTCATCTGAGAGTACTTCCACTTTAAGATCACCATCATCTAAAAGTGTATTTATTGCATTCATTTGAGCTTCTAAAACATGTTTAGGTCCAAATAAATCATCAGCTTCTCTTTGTGCTAATTCAATTTGTTTATCTATTACAGCTTGAGTTGATTTTTCTAATTCAGCAAATTTAGTTTTTTGGTTATCTATAGCAATTTCTAGTAAATCTGAAGAGGAAATAATTCCACTAACTGCACCTTGGTACTGTTCAGTTGTAATTTGTCCTGAAGTAAGTAAGCCTTGGGCGAAATTTTGTAATTCACTCCCAGTTAACTCTAAAGCTCCATTAACTTCTTCTCCAGCTTCATTAGCTAAAGTTTTAAATTTGTTTTCTAATCCTGTTATAGATTCAACTAACCTTAATTCAGATTCTGCTTTTCTAAGTTGTGATAATGCTTCCCTTTGTGCGCTACTTTTTTCAAGACTTTTTCTAGCTTTATCTAAATCATCTTCAAATTTTTCCATAGCACCTGCCGCTCTACCTCCAAAATATCCTACACCAGCACCAATACCAGCACCGATTGCTGTACCTACTCCTGGTAGAATCATAGTACCTATTGCGGCCCCTAAAGCTGCCCCTCCTGCTGCACCCCCTAAACCTCCTATAGCTTTAGCACTTTCTCCTTTTGTGCTTCTAGCGTCCAATTGTGCTACATCATAAGCACCTTTTGCAACAAAGCCAGCAGCCGCTAATGTCCCAGCAGCCGCTCCTAACCCAGCGAGAGCAGTACCTGTAGTTGCAGTTCTTCCAGCAACACTAGCGAATTGACCTGCTCCTGCTTGGCCTGCTGCTACTCTAAATCTTCCTCCTTGTTGTACTAAGGTTCTACCCATAGCATCTACAGGTCTACCCATATTAGGGTTTAACCCCATAGCTACCCTAGAGCCAAATCTGCCTAAAGAAGTACCTCCAGCAAATCCCCCGTTAGCTCCAGTAAATGTATTTCTTAATCCAGTTCCTAATCCACCTACTACTTTTACAAACATAGGAGTAAGAGGGCTTTTACCTAACATAAAGTCATAAGTAGTTTTTATAACGGCACCTATTCCTACTGCCCTTAAAAACTTTTGAAGGGTAGGATTTTCAATTAAATTCATAACTTGACTTATAGAAGCGTGGATGCTATCTGATATTGCTTTTACATCTAAATCTCTAATGTAATCAATAGCTCCTTTTATAGACTCATTCCACCCTGCTAAAGTTTCTTTACCTAATTTGAATTGTCCATTAGCATTATCAAAATCATCATTTAATCCTGCGAATTCAGTTACAAACTCTATGGCAAATTGGGCCGCAGTCATAGCAAATTCTGAGATAGTTAGAAATAAGGATTTTAAATCGGGTCCGTATCTTTCATAAAAATCAATTACGCGATTTGCAAATTTGTTTATACCCTCTCCTAGAGACATAATGGGACCATCAACTATATCAATAAAACTATCTCCTATTCCAGCAACCCCACCTGTTATTCTTGTAATAACACCAGTGTTTCTGTCTAAGAAAATTTTATAGAATCTAGTTCCTAAATCAATTAAATCATCTCTAAGATCTCTAAAGGCTTTAGCTACATTAAGAAATTCACGAGCCATAGCAGCTTGATCATTTTCTCTTCGTCTCTGTCTGATTTCTTCACTTTTTTCATAAGAAATAGAAGCAGCAAGGGCAGCTGTACCTCCATTTTTTATAAATTCTGCTTGGGCTTGTTCTACACTTAAACCTTGGTCTATTAAAGCCATAAACTGTTTAGAAGCATCACTTATATTTTTAAAATCAGTGTTTGCTAACAATTCCTGTGATTGGAGGGCTTCAGCTAATGAATCTCTAGTCATTCCTAAGGCTTCAGCTAAAGCTTCTTGTTGGAGGGGTAAAAGTTCACCAAACTCTGCTGCTGAGCCCATTTCATCTGCTAGAGCTGCCGCTAATCCTGGCATGTCTCCTCTTAGGGCTGCTTCTCTAGCCCTATTAAGATTTAAATCTCTACCAAGAAGTAATTCAGCTTCCATTTCTTTAGCAATAGAAGATTCAAAATCAAGAAGACTACCAGATATATTTTCTAGCTTTTCCATACTTAATCCTAAACGATTAGCTTGGAAAGCAGCATCTCCTAAACTTTTACCTTGACCTCTTAGGGTTAAAATGGTAGCTGCAGAAGTGTTAGCAATATCTTGTGTTACTTTTTTAACTGAAAGTGCTGTACCATGTACATGATTTAAAGCAACAACTTCAGCTTGATACTGATCTACTTGGTTACCTACTTCTTGGCCTTGTAATTGGGATATTTTAACTAAGTTAGAAGCCTCTTCAGTAGAAAGACCTTGTAAATTAACTAATTTACCAAATGCCTTTACTGTGTTTTCACTAAACTTTTGGGTAGTACCAAATGCCTCATTCAACTCAACTACTTGTTTAGCTAAAACTTCAGGCATTACTCCTAATGAAGAAGATATTTTACTAGCAGTATTAAAAAGTTCTCTAGCATTTTTTTCACTAACCCCTAAGGCAACAGATATATCCATTATCTCGCCCGAAAGTTCTTTAGCAAGTTGATCACCTGTTTTAAAGTAATCAACCATTTGAGAAATAGCTCTTAAAAATAATGCTTTAGGACCTATTTCTGCTAACATACCTCCAATACCTGCAAGTAGTACTCTTAATTTACCAAATGCTTTTAGGGATTTTTGACCGTTATTAGTTAATCGTTTAGCGGCTTCAGCAGCAGCTTCAGCTCCAGCATTAATACCTAAAGTTTCTTTTAATCTGCCTGCCCCTACTTTGTCTAAAATATCTCCGGTTAAACCTAAAGTTTTATTATAATAACTTTGGGCTTTTTCTATATTTTCTAATCGTCTAAGCTCTTCTTTTTGATATTCTATAGTTTTTTCATGTGCTTTTAAGGCTTCTTCAAGTGCTAAAATTTGTTTTGCTTGGGGAGATAGTTTAGCTTCTTCTAAATCTAATTGATCTTGAAGTTCAGCTGTTGTATTTCTTTGGGTTATATAATTCTGTAAAGCTGCTCTATCAGGGGTAGGGTTATCTGCGGTTCCTAATAAATCTTTTTGAGCTCTATCAAATTGAGCAGCTGCTATTTGTCTTTCTTTTAAAGCGTCTTTATATTCTTTACTTCTTTTATCAATACCCGAATCGTCTAAGGCATCAAGATTAGTTTGAGCAGCTTTTTGTGCTAATTTTAAATCTTGAAGAGCATCAACTTGTTGAAGTTGTTTTTCAGTAAGTTTACTAGAAGCTGCTAATTCTTTTTGTCTTTCTTGGGTAAGTTTTTTTCTATTTTCAAGTAATTGTTGCACAGATGCTTTTTCGGCACTAGAAGCTTTACCCATTGCTGCGTTTAAAGAATTTTCTAATTGAGTTCTAACCTTAAGAGATTTTTCTATTTCTTTGCTAAGAGTTTTTATATTATCATAAGGGGATTCTAATGAACGGGCTATTTTAGCTGCCTGACTTAGAGCAGCTACTGTTTGTTTTTCATTTTCCCCGTATTGTTTGCTGGCTTTAGTTAAATTCCTGTATTGGTCAACTAAGTCAGAGGTACGGGAAGTTAATAGACCTACAAATTCGGATGCTTCTGATAATCCACTTTTGTAGTTTTCAAACTCCCTATTTAAATCTTGTTGCCTATTTACCTGATCCTGATCAGCCATGCAATATTTTGCTATAAATATCAAAGGGCGATACTTTTGTATCGCCCCTTAACTTATATTCTTTGACCGGGTTTTATATCTGCTGGGGGAGCAGCAAAATCTATTTGGCGGGAAGTTCCTTTTCCTGTGGAGCTCATCTTATTGTTAGCTTTTTGTTGAGCTTCATTTTTTTCCTCCAAAAACATGGTTATTTTGTTTATAGTAAACTTTCTTAACCAAATTGGCATATTATATACGGTGTGCCAATCATACCCCCCATTACCATGATACACTATATCGTGTATTGCACTAAATATATAAGGTCTATGTTCAGGCGTCAGGCCAAAAAAACGTGACCCCGATAGGAATCTTTACACTTTCTTGAACATCCTCACCATCATCTGGGTAGAAGTCAAATGTAAGATCCATATCGGGCTGTATCTCCTTGATATGTTCTCTTAGCGCTCTTGAATCACGGGCTAAGAAATGGTTATCGACAAAATCTCTAATAGTTTTCTTTGAATCATCTCCATTTACAGATAAAATCATCTGCTTTAAACGAGTAGATAATTCAGGGGAGGCAAGTTTATTAATCTTTTTTAGACCTTTAATTTCAGCCTCAATTGCTTTTTCATCTTTATTAGTTAAGATTTTAAAAGTAATATGTGTTTCTGAGTGTGGTAGAGTGTATTTAAACTCATTAACATGAAGCTCTACCAGATGTTCGGGATCAATTTCTTTGGGCTCTATATCTGTTAAATCAACAGTAACCTCTTGTCCGTCGTAGTTAAAAGTGTAATCTTTACCATAACCTAAAATACGAGAAGCAACCATTATAGCGTTTTTATCACCTACTACAAGGTCATCATAATTACACTTTGACACAATTAATGATTGCATTAATTTATCAAGGACAACGCCCTTTTTAATGTAATTTTGGTTAGTTAAAATATCCTCTTCTTTTGCAGTCATGTATTTCATCTCAATTTTGCCAGAAGATAAAGGATTGTCTTTGGGATAGAGTAAACCTTTTGAGGGTAGCTCTATTGTTTCAGTGGGAAAATTGTACTTTTTTTCCTCAGTAGTGTTAACTGTTTGTTCGTCACTCATTATTAATAACTTTTAATGTTTGATATAAATATATAGGAAAATAAGAAAAGCGCACTTTCGTACGCTTTTCCTTATTAGATTTATGTGTATTAATCAGTAGTTCAATACGCAGTAGTCAGGTGTTAACGTCATAGTAATATTCTGAGCGTTTGCATCGTTGTCCCAGTTATATTCACCAAAGTTAGCATCCTTAATGTAGCATCCCTTTAAGACCCACTCAGAAACGATATCACCAACAGGACCTAAAACATTTAATGTTACATCTTTCTTATAGAAGTCAGAGTAACCGTCTCTACCTGTTACAGATTCGTGGTGTAGTCTTACCCATTCCATAATTGTTTGTGTTCCAGAAGGTGAAATAGGATCGTGTAGGGTTAACTGTACATCTCCCCAGGTGGTCTTACCTTTTACCTTTCTGTATACGTTGATATGGTTTAGTGTAATTTCATTTTGGTTCAGTGTGATAGCTCCTACTGCTTTAATAAAGTATGCGGGTACGCCATCTACTAACATCAGAAATCTATTCTGCTGTTTGGGTTCAAAGGGCGTAAAAAATAATTCGCTTGAATCGATAATTGCCATGTTATTATTGTTTTTCTAGTTAAAATTAATATCCAATAAACCTTGTGGGGTCTATTTCCGATAAATATAAACAAAAAAAAGAGGTTGAATAAAATTCAACCCCTTTCTTTTATTCAGAAAAAATTTATTATGCAGGGAAATCAGCTCCTGTTGGAGTAAGATTGAAATCAAGTACAATAAATTCTGCGGTTTTAACTGGTTGGAGGTAAATAGCACCTCTTAACTCATTTCTATCAATCACGTCAGGACCATTGTTTGAGTCATCCATTATTACCTTAAATGCGTACAAACCATTATTCTGTTGAACTGTTTCTAAATAAGGAATAACAGTTGATAAGAAGCTATTTCTAGTTTGTAATGTATTAGGTTCAAACAATAAGTTCTGAGAAGTAGTATTAATAAAGCCTTTAAGAGCAATTAACAATCTTCTTACATTTACTCTATCAAGAGCATTTGAAATTGATTGTAATGTCTTTTGACCATACACTACAACACCTGTGCCTGGGAAAGTAGCAATTGGGTTAATCTTAGCATCGTAAAGATTATCTCTTAAAGCACGTGGTAAGGTTTTTTCAGGAGCTACTACATTAGGCATAGTACCTCTTGTAAATCCTGCGGGTGCAAACCAAGGCTCAGAGTTATTATCATTAAAGACATATACTGAAGGGATAATTGTTGAGGCAGGGACCCAAACATTAGCAGCAGTATTTTCATCTTTAACGAGTAACCAAGGCCAGTAAGCAGCAGCATAACTAGTATCTAGATTATTTCCTTGGGTAATTGCTTCTGCTGTGGTAGCTCCATAATTAACTACGTCAATTGGGAAAATACTATCACCTCTAGTAGTAGTATTAGTAATAACAGTATCAAGAGTAGAACTATGAAGATTATATGTTAAACCAGGGATAGTAAGCACATTAAATGCATATTGATCTTTATTTCTTAACAAATTAATAGCATCAGTATAATTACCAGCAGTTAGTCCCTGGACATTGGTTGCGGTGATACTGTTATAGAAATTAATTCCAGCATTTGCTACACCTTGGTTATCAAATAAACTACCAATACCTCCTCCAAATGAGCCACTTTGGGCATATGGAAGAGAAGAAGTAAATTCTGATTTGAAGTTACCAGCACCATCTAAGTAATCTGGGGTAGCTGAGTCGACTGATTTAACAATTACGTATTTAGATTTATTAGGATATTCTCCTGTAACACTAACATAAGCATCATCTCCGTCTGCTCCTGCTGTAAATTCTTGGTTACCAATTACTTTAGCAATATAATCATCTCTTTTAGGGTCAAGTGAAACGCCTCTATAAATTTCTAATACATTTTTATCAGAGAGTCGATCATTACCTTGCCTAATTAATAGGTTAAATGTACCTGATCCTGAGTTTACGTTTTGGACTTCCCATCTTAAGTTATCACGTGAACCACTTACTAAAGCGTTACCCGTAGTTTCAGCTCCAACACTATTCATTATCTCTCCTTCAGAGATAGTTTGTAATGTAAACGATGTACTACTTCCTACACCATTTACACCTCCTTCAGTAGTAATAAACGTTGTAAAGCTACCTGCAGATCCAGTTTGTACTAAAATACCATCAAATGCTGTTCCTGCACTAGAAGCAGTAATAGCTAAAGTAGTACTATTAGTTTGTGTTTCTACTAAATCTAATGAAGAAGAAGCTATAGATCCTGAAAGGGCACCATTAATTGCTGTTGAAGCATTAGCAATTGCAGTTGCAGCAGTTGCATCTGATTCAAAGTAATATACATTACCATCAACATCATTTTCGGGAAGTGGAGCAGTACCAGCAATAAATCTGTAGGTAGTTCCACCATAGATTATTCTGTACTCATCATTATCAGCTGAGCCATCAAAACTAGCGTCAACAGCACTTGAACCAGATGATGGACTTCCACCTGTTATAGTTACATTATTAACAATTGAACCAGAGGCAGCGCCAAAAGATCCAGAAGCTACTCTAGTTACTAAAAGGTTAGAGCCCCCTTGTTTAAAATAGTTTTGGGCTGAGATTCCAGTAAAATAGGAATATTCAGCACCACCACTAACTATACCCCCACCAAATTTATTAAGGTAGTCGCTATAGGTGGTAACGGTTGTCGGTATTCCGACTGGTCCTTTTACAGCAGGACCTATGATAGCAGCACCTATAGGGGCGGCGGCTGCTTCAAGGACTGTGGGAACGTTTTCGTTATTAAACACTCCCGGGGAGATTATTAATTCTGCCATGGTTGTTTTCTAAGTTTAAAAGATTAATTAATTAATTGTCTTGCTGATAAATATGTAATTTTTTCTCAAAATTGTTGTTTTGTAAGAGTTCCATCTTCAATATTTATAGAACCATTTCCATATTTAGAACTTAATTCATCTGCAACTTTTTTTTCTTCTTTTTGTATGTTTTCTAGTTGTTCTACAAATTTTTCTTTTTCTAATTCTAAAAGTTGAATTTGATATTCAATTTGTCCAAAATTAGAAATTAAAGTTTCTTGTTTTTGTCTTAATTCCCTAAGTTGGGTTAATTCTTGTTCTGTGAGTTTTGTAACTTGTTCCATTATAAATTAGTATTAACGTTTTCAATAAAATTATTAGTAGTTCCCTGCCCTAAGTTTTGTACTGTTTCATTAGTTATATTTACTTGGGTATCAGTAGAAAATTTCTTAATAGCATTAAGATCTTTTTGTATTACATCAGGTGCTATGTATCCATTCATTTTAATTTCAAATGAACCTTTTACAGTGCGTTGTTGTCCTACGTTTAGTTCTGTAATTGTTTGGTATGAACCAATATTAGCTATAAATTTAAAGCGTTCAGGATCTCCCCAATAGGTATCAGCTGCATAGTTTATAGCTTCTAATATTTTGTTTAAATGTTCCATGTAATAAGTATAAATCATACACGAATAATTTAAACTAACAAAATCAGGAATTACAACAGCTTGATAAGTTTTTATAGGGGTAGCTTCATTTAATACACTTAAGCGATTGTAAAAATTTTTTTTAGTATATTTTTGTTGAAAAACAGCATAGGTTTGAGGATAATTAGCATCAATTTTACTAATCATTCCTCTATTTCTATCAATAGAGGTTCTTTTGTACATAATAAGGGGGGCCATTATTTTTCCTCCTTTATCTCTATAATAACCATCTTTTTGAACTGATTTCCAGCGCTCTGGGGAGCCATATATTACAGGTACTGCTACCCTAGCGCCATTTTGTGATACAGTAGGGCGAATAACATTATCAAAATAATATTTAATAGTTTCATCTATATCTTTTAACCCTATCGTAAAAGGTTTCCAAGGTTCATCTTTAACAGAAATTTGATTAGCCCTACCGGGATTAACAACTTGTTCATTAGTTCTGTTATCAACAGAAGATCTATCAAACTTAGTAAAGTCATTAGGTACTCCGTAAGTTTGGCGGGGTTGTGCTTGTAAACCCTCAGATATTTCTCTTTGGGATTTAGGAATTGGAGTTTTACCTTCTTCTGCCATTATAATCTTTCTTTAGTAATATTAAATTTATCAGCAGGTTCATAGTGAGCCTTGCATCTAACTGAAAAATTAGAACCAAATTGACTTAAACCTGGGTTTAAAGGATTAGGTTCATTAGGGTAATCTGGGTTTTTACCTAAAAGATACTGGTTAGCTATAATGTCATCTATTTGGTAGTATCCATTTTGGTACATTATTAAATCTCCTACTTCGGGGACTAAGTTAGCATTAACTAAATCTTCTCTTAAGAAAATAAATTCAATAGACCAATTAAAATCTACACCAAATTCACTTTCAGGATATTCTTGATCTGCTCTATCTATTAAGCAATTAAATATAATGGGTCCATCATAAAATTTTCCTCCAGCTGCTTCTCCATATAAATTAAAAGTAGTTTGTTCTAATCTTAATTTATAAAAAGAACACTGTTGGTTAATTATATCCCCCATCAATTCACGATTGATAGTTGTAAATAAATTTATATCACGAGTTCTCCCAAATAATGCCATTAGCCAATATAAATAGTGTAAGGTACTTTATTTAGATCTTTTTGTAAAAACTCAGCTTCATTAGCCTTTTTTTCTAATAATTTTGCTCTTGAAGTTTCATCTAAATAACCCCTTAATCTTTCTAACAAGGCTGTTTTTTCTGAAGTAGCGGCTGATATTAAATCTGCATGATTAAGTGTAACTTCTGCATTAGGTATAGGAACTGTGGAGTATTTACCTCTAATATAACCTAACATTTCTTTACAAATTGCTAAGGTATATTCAAATATCCACTGTCGGCCTATTGAATTAATATATTTGTAAGTAGGATTAGCATAAGGAACTGTAGAAATATCTGTTACTACTCCTATCCCTACGCTACCACTAACTGTTGCTCTATTTCTATCAGATTTTAAAATATATTTAAAGTATAATTTGTCTCCTGTGCCTGTAGGAATAGGGAATATTCTTAATTGATTATTTATTAATTCAAAGCTATAGTTTGATTTTCTAATTTGATCATTAAATTCAATAGCTTGAAGTTTGGATAAATCAAAATTAATAGGCATTAGTAAAAAATTAATACCAGGAGTGTAATTACCAAATCCAAAAGCATCCATCAATCCTTGTACATCAGTACCAGTACCAGCATATGGATCAAAATATCTTACAATAGAAGGAGGGGCTTCATAATATATTTTTTTAATTTCTAAATCTCCACTATCAATTCCTTGTGATGTAGCCCAAGCATTTAAATTATAAGTTTGCACACTGGAGGTAAGAATAACGCTACCCTGTCTCCATTCAACATTACCCCCTACCCCTGCTTCAACACCATAGGATTCAGCAATTCGTATTTCAGCCCCTAAGTTAGGTTGAGTAAGTTTATAATTTAAGTTAGACCCAGTTGAAGCCCCTTCTAATGATAAGTAATTTTCACTTGCTTTATAAGCAAATACTTCATTACCATATGTAGTTACTGCTTCTTCAAAAGCAGCATAAAAATTAATATCTTGTAACTCTACATCTGCTAAAGGATATCCTAAACGACGAGCACAAAATACTGATACTTTATCAGCGTCGCATTGAAAATCTAAATCGTTATCGTAGAAACCAAATGGGGTTTCTCCTGGGAAAAATGATGAGGATCCGGGCCAGATTGGGGTATTGGGCATGCTGTTTGTTTATAAATATTAAAAGAAGTTAGAAACCCTTAAATTAAGCATTGATTCCATTTATTTGAGAAATAGAAGCTTTTAACACATTATCAAATTTGCTTATGTTAGTAAAACTTACATTATCAATACTAGCTATATCCCCTGTGGTAGCAGGAGTATATGTTACTTTAAGTTGCATAACATCTGCTCCTGTAGAAAATTCAAATCCTGCTCTTGATGCTGCAATTAAAAATCCAGTATCAGTATCATCATAATCATACCCATCTACAAATGCTATTATAAGTCTATTATTATCCTGTATATCATCTACGGCGTCACTATTTAAGGTGTATAAAGCAGAATTTCCACTAGCAGGCCATGATGTAATTTTAGTAGCATAAGGAACTGCATAATTTATACTTGTATAGTATTCACTAGAGGCTAATGTAGATGTACCATTACTAAAAGCACTAGAACTTAGTATGTAAACCCCATCATCAAAGTCAGCTCCTGATGAAGTTATAGCTAATTCAACATCAGTAACTGTAGCTCCTGCTGGTAGACTTGATAGATCAAAGTGAGCATAGGTTCTGTTAAAAGACCAGATTGAACCTCCTCTTCCATCAGAGACTTTATTGTAAAGTATTGCATTAGAATCATCTGAAGTAGGATTATTAGTAGTAGATGTAACGAAGGAGCTATTTTCTCTTACATTATCATAAGTAGTACCTCTTCCACTTGCCCCAGAAGCTTTTATAGTTCCTCTTCCGCCTGTATTTACTATTAATGTTGCCATTTAGGTAAAAAATAAGATTTGTGATTAAAATAACTATTTTTAGGAGGGTTAATTTTAAATTCTTGATATTCTACATTATCTATACGATAAGCATTAGCTGCTTTTTCCCTACTATTCCACCATGTCGCTACTCCTCCTTTTTTTACTAATTGAGGTAATGAAGAACTAAAATACATTAAGTTAGGATCATTATAAGTATCAAAAAATAAGCCATCAAATTGTCCTAATTTACTTATATTTTGATACCAATCCCCTTCTACAATAGTTACATTAGGTTTATCTTTAGCCCATTCTTTAGCTTTTTTTATTACATCAGGATGACATTCACATATTGTGTGGGATCTTATATTACGTTGTTGTATATAAGTAGCTGAAATACCCATACCGAATCCTATTTCTAAAATATCTCCGCCTTTAGAACAAGCATAAGCTGCTGAGGCTGACATTAAATTATCCTCCCAGTCCATCATAACTTCAAACTTTGAATTGTTGTCAAAGTAAATTTCATTATTAGTAAAAGTTAGGGGAACCTCTTTAAATTCCATCTTATACTAATGTAATCCAATCTGGAGATGGGTTAAAATATGCATTGTCATCATCTAAAACATGTCCCATTATTCTAACAGCAGTTCCTGAAGTAGTAGGACGAGTAACTGTTAAGGTTCCACCTGTTCCTGAAAGGTATATAGGAGCCCCTACATTCCCTGAGAAGTCAACACCTGTTTGGATCACTCCTCTAAAGCACAAACCATCAGTAGATATATTTGTTCCTGCAGCTACAGCACATAAAGAACTAGTAGCTCCATTTGTATTAGAACCTAACTGCCATGTTTCAGATGTAGTATTAAGATAATAAAGTTGTCCTGCAGTTGACGCAGCAGCGGGAAATTTAATAATATCTCCCACAGCTCCATTTGCACTTATTGTATTTGGAAAAATAGTACCTTTTACTAAAGTAAATGTAGTTCCATTTATATCTCCACTAGATCCTGTAGTTATTAAACTACCTGTAACTCTAAGGGTAGATCCATCAAATGATAAATTTGATTCTACAGTACCATTAGGAGCAGTACTATTAAGGGTTATTACTCCATTATCTGTATTACCTGTTAAAGATAATAGACCTGAAGTACCTGATGAACCACTAGTGCCGGATGAACCTGAGGTGCCTGAGGTACCTGATGAACCACTAGTACCGGATGAACCTGAAGTACCTGAAGT